GTTTCCTTTGTTGTAGGGGCCTGATGAGTCGCGTGCCTGCGACGAAACCATGCCTCATGGCTGGTCGCCCTAGGCAAAACACTATCGATTTTCTACCTAGGCACCATGACTAAAAATTACAACGACAACACATTCACTCTGGACGACCAGTTGGATGTGGCTATTCCCCGATTCTCCACCCAAACAGTGCTGGATGAGTTCCCAGTTCCCTCAGTAGACGACTACGCAGGGCCTGCCATTATCTCAAATGACAACATCGCATCGGAGCTGTCACTCCAATTGCCATTCAACGTATCGAGTGCACGCTCACGCGTTCGGGACGGTTACATCGACATGCGGTATGACCTGATACGCCATGATCCGCTGCGTGGTGAGGAAACAAGGACGGTCGGCAGACGGTATTGTCCAGCGCAGGGATTGTTGGCTTTTCGCACATCGCCTGCCCACGTGCTATACAAGACTGTATTGACACCAGTCAGTGCTGCGTTGGCATCTGATGTGGTGGACAAGAATGTGGCAACTGCAAGCACCCTGATCAAGATCCTGTTTCCCGACACCACGCCCCAAGACAATATAGGGATGAATGCACGGGCTGTCATACGAAGCCTGGCTGACCAACAGTTTGCTCCACACCGGTTTGTGTGGCGGCTTGCATCGCTCTACGTCGCGGCATGCTGGGCAGAGGTGAATGATAGTGCAATTAGCTCCAACCAGCGCGATATTGCCCCGCTCATATCCATCAATTCAGTTCATGCCTATGACGGCATACTGGCGGGGTGGGACCCAGCCACCCAGCCGGTGGCAGTGCGGTATGAAGGGATGGCAGACATGGTGGCCCCGCTCATCGCGGTGCTGCGCCTGGCTGCAAGTAGGGATCCTATGCTACAGACTACTAACCGACTGGCACTTCCGACTGTCGCCACAAACTGGCCTGCTCTTGGTGCAGCGGCTGTATACTACACTGGCCCACGACTGAACACCGATGCCATACTTGGTAACATCGATTCCGCTACTGTGTGGGAGGCTGCTATGCTGTGGTGTGGACAACATGGCACAGCACAGCTGTTCACCAGCTATATAGCCACAGTTCTCACACTCTGGAGTGGTCCAGTTGCGGGGCAATCCCCCATACTCCAATCCACGCGCTTTTCCCTGTCCCTGCCGGTGTCATTCCTCCAGCCTACAATATTGACGCCCATCAGCCAGTCCTATGTGACGTGGCGTACTGAGGGGGTTTCAGCAGACAAGCCCCCTAAGCACCACATGTTCTTGGTCGGCGCCGCTAGGACACTGGCCATTGGGCTGGCGGTACGTACATATGGATACAAGGCTGGCATGCCATATGTGTCCATCATGCAGCGGGCCAACACAGAACGGGATATGATACTCAAAGAGTTTTCGAAACGGGGTGACTCCTGTCCCGCGATGTTCCATGCGCAGGCAACATTGAGGAACATTGGATGTACCGGCACCCTGGGTGGTATACTGCTATCAATGTCACCTGAATTTGCGGACGCTGCAGCTCTCAATAGCTGGTGGCATTCCCAACAGACGGCATTCCAGTGGGAGGAGTTGGCCCACTTGACAAACTCCGTGCCAAGATGCTGTGCACTGCTTGGTGTGGTCAGGCCCCTCCACACAGTCAAAGTCCCAATAGTTGGCGTATGGTATGGAGCTGAAATGCTGCTCAACACTCGCTCTATTGAGGAAGCAATGCAAGGGCTGTGTTATGTGCCTGATCTTGAGCTTGCATGGCAGCTCACAGATGCTAGGACTGGCACTGTCACCACACACCTGATACGCCGCACAGTGAACTACAGGGGCTCGTTCTCTGACTGGCAGTTCGCACCGCGGTATGCCAAGGACTTTGCAAAGATCGAGATGACCTTCAGGATTACAACATCCGCCGGGGCATTATCTGCCAACACAGGGCCTATGGGATCCGTCCCATGGAAGTGGTATGTCACACGTCCTGTAGAGGATGAGGACCTTGAGTTTACAGGGGCACCAATGTTGAGCGCAGACTTGCGCCCACAGCATGTGGAACACGACGAGCCTAACGGGAGTGAGGATGTGACCGAGCAGCCTCCAGCTAAGCCCCCAGTTGACGCTGATGCATCGGATGAGGGTGTGGAACATGAGGCAGCACCAGGAATGTCTGCCCCGGGTGACAAGCGCAAGACCAGCGTACCTCTCTCTATATCCATGAAAGCAGACCGAGTGCGGCAGGTCCTCCACGATGCGGGCCAGGACACTGAGTGGCTCAACCAATTGCTACTTGGGCTGGAACGTCAGTATCAGACTCAGGACGCCTGGAAAGAGCGGGACCGAGAGGGCAGGATGCGGGGGGCCTGGGACGCTGTTGAGCAAATGGATCCGACGGAAGTCCTTCGGGCAGTACCAAATGGTGCTAGGTCGAATATAGCTCTACTCATGTCTCAATTATACTCAGCAGCAGCACCACACGCCCATTCACTCACTGCCAGTCGTGGCTGGATTGCTGAGTCAATCAGGATGGGGAACCGCTCCAGGGCGCTCAAGACCTGTAGTGCACTCACCAAAACAGAACTGGAAGACTGGACCAGTGTTGGACGCGTGCGCAAGACTACTGGTCTTACTGATAAGAACATAGCCATGGCCATTGCAGCTGGTGTTTCGGCAGGGGACCTGGTGGCGAGGCCTCCTCTTGTGAAAGGTGGCAAGCTGGAAGCAGACGAGGAAGCATGGACGACATCCAGGACTGGGGCACAACTTGTTGAGGAGTCCACGACCAATGAGTTTGAGAAGCTACTCAAGATGGCATATGACAATGGTGAGGCCACAGCCACAGACATTCAAGAAATGTTGGCGTATACGCCGTCTTGGCTGGCTTCAACGTCCAAAGACGAAGGGGACACGAATCCTGCCGATGCCACGCCACCTGTGAAACCGGATCCAAGGCTGTCACCCGTGCTTGACTCCCCTGAAGCCGACCAGCATGTTGCCCTAGGCGGCAAGACCGTTGAGGCAATCAAGACTGGGCTAATACCTGGCAAGGATACCAATCCGCAGGATTTTGGGAATCCCTCAGCACCTATTACCATGTCGCCGGGCATGCCACCGAAGAATACCTCAACCCAAGGACTGCCAAGCAGTACAAACCCAACCAACAAGGACAATACCCCACCTTCAACCCAGGCTGGCGATGCCAAGACAGCAGTTGTGGCGGAAACGCTGCGCATGGGCTTCACGGAATAGGTGACCAACTACGCAAAGTGAGAAGTTTTGAGGGGCTCCGAGCCTCCCCTATTGGGGAGGCTACCCTTAAAACCCTTTTTATGTCCAGTGTAGCAGGGTATGAGGACTACCTGGCATGTGGTGCGGCACTGCTGCCACCGCCCTTAGATGGTTGGGGCCTGCCACACCCATATGCCGGACTTATGGGGCCGGTTGCAATGTCAGAAGCATTTTCAAAAGGAGACTCGGGTACGGGATCAATCATTCAGCTCACGATTACAACCGTATACGAGGTGTTACAACGTGCACCCAACAGTTGGGAGAGGGAGCTGATGGGAGCCAATCTGGGACACATGCAGTGGTCGGTGGCAGCAATGATACTTGGTATCAATTCCCTGTCAGCGGCACACCGACGTTTACTGATCGACGAGTATCACATGCATTGGGTGCCGTTGAACCTGTGGCGTGTGGTATTCAAGGACTGGATAGTGGCGTTGCGGAGGTGCCCGATATATGGTGCCGACAGAACGATACCACCTGAAGAGGTGCTGATGTTGCGCAAGGTATTCAACTGCACGTTCCGCAGCAAAGATGAGGCTGATTTCGAGGCTGAGGAACTACGTAGGACCAAGAACACCCCTGCACATCTTGGAATGCGGGCAGACGGGCTCTTTGACAGACAAACATGGAACAGGGAGCTGAACTTCCAACTGCGCCAACTTGCATCACTCGTTGTGTCGAGCACCCTTGATGGTGCTAGGCTGGACAACATGCAGGACTGGTGGAATTCCCGTTGGGCTTGGACACCTGCAGGATCCTCGAGTAAGCGCAGTGTGGTCAACGACATCAAGCAGGCAGACGAGCGGCTTGGGTCTGACGCCAGACCAAATAAAAAGAGTGTATTTGAGGAGCTGCCGGATGATTATGCTGTGCATCTGCGTGACTTCTATCCATATTACTACATGGCGCGTGCCTCCACAAAACCAGAGCCTGGAGGCAAGGCAAGGGCGTTGTACGCAGTATGTGATGAAAACTTCATCATCACTGGTTTTGCATCAGTGCATATGGAAAAGAACATGAACGTCTGGGGAATCAAGGCAAAGCAGACGCCGGCCGATGTGGTCGAGTGGATTGCCGTGGACAAGAGGCGCAAACCTGGACAGGTATGGATATCACTTGACTATGCAGACTACAACACTGAACATGAAGATGCCACGCTCTCGGCACTCAATTTCCACTTGGCGGCGGCCTGGACCAAACTTGGTGGTGCTCATGCAGCTGCACGTGACAAGATGCGATGTGCCTACTGGGCAGCCCGGGCACACCGCAACAAGTGGGTGTCCCATGATGAACGGCTTTGGCGCACATGGGCATCATTGTTCTCTGGTGATAGGGACACTGCCCGTGACAACACCATGCTGCATGGGGTGTATTCACGCATGATGCTCACATACACACACCACATAGACCCAAGTGCCAAAATCATATCAGCAAACTATACAGGGGACGATGAGGACACGCTCATGAACGATTGGGTGGCTGCACTTCACTACATGATGATGCATCATCACACGGGATTTGTGCTCAAGCCTGCAAAACAGATGGTATCGGCAGTCATACACGAGTTCTTGCAGCGGATGGCCATACCGAACGCCACGCCGACGCGCCCGTTATTTGCCGTTTTGGCTCAACTGGCGTCCGGCAACTGGTATAAAGACGTATATATCTGGTATGACTCAGCGATTTCATCGGTATCAGACAACGTCTGGGAGCTGGTATCACGTGGCATGCCTATCGCGTACGGAAGGCGCCTTGCTGTGGAAGTGCTGAACGCAACCATGCGCCTGCCCATTGATAAAACCATAATCGACGGCATCCTGACCACAAGGTGGAAGAAACTGGAGTGGTGGGAGTATCGCAACGGCGGTGCCCGGGTACACCCACTGTGGGCAGGCACGGGTGACATTGGCAGTGTGCCGCCGGCAATATCAGCAAAGCCTATCCCGTCAACGGCGGCACGTGGCAATGCCTCCAAGGCATGGGTGGCACTCAAGAAGGCAGAGTTGCGCATTGATGATACTGCAGCATGGGAACAGTATGCTGAACACTGTGTGCGTGAGTCATACGCTGGTCTATACGTGCGAACGCGGGCCGATGCTCACAAGCACTTTGGGCGAGACGTGTGGCCGGAGCGGCATTCCAACCCTGTGAGGTTGGATGTGCCAGGCCCATATCTGCCCAACATGGCTGAGGTGGAGCGACTTCTGCTCACAACCTCAGTGGACAGGCGCCCAGCCAAAGAGTCAGAGGTCCTGGCTCGTATGGGGCTTGACGCACCAATGGTTGCGGCACTCGGAGGACTGCACACTGTGTTGCAGCACATGCGACCTGATGTGATGCGGTTCTATTCCCGGCCTATGGCCGAGGGATATGTGCCATTACACTTGTACTGGCTCGACCCAGCAATCCGGGCTTGGTACGGGAGTGCAGGGATATCCCAGGTAACGGTTGCCGAGATTTACCAGCGGAAACTGCTGGCGCATTGGCCTGGAATGTTCACCACCAAAATGAACTTGAGCAACATAACCATGCGCTACCTGTATCTCGCTCCGAACGGTGCGGGTAAGACGCACTTCACCTCTGCACACCCGTGGTGCGCCGATTCAGATGGGATAGTGTCGACACTACAACTACATGCCGAACTACACTACAACTCCAAACTACCAGACATGGGAAGGCATCCAGCAATAGCCGACGCTATAGAGGATGTCTTGATGAAACGGAATTATTATGGACTCACCACTCAAATGGACCCCTCCGAGTTCATACCACGGCCACACGAACGGCAGTACTCAGTCAGGGTGTTTATCATACGCCCACCTGCAGCAGTACTGACGGAACGGCTGTCACAGCGTGGCTGGTCCGATGTAAAGATCAAACGTAGGATCGACCGCTGGGATGGTATCATTTCCCGAGCTCTGCATAACCCATCATGGCTGTCTGAGGACGAGCTTGCCACCATCGAATGGTCAGAGTCATTCCCAGACCACACAAACCTTAATTAACAGGACAATTCCCGCTAAGCGGGAATAATTCG